CTATAAGTCACATAGCAGTATGACTAATAAGTCATTAGTACCTAATAGTAAAGATAGTAATAAATTAAAAGATTCTGAATCCAAGGGGATTCTAATGAAAGAGATACGAGTACCTATGAGACAATATCAAGATGATGGAGATAATCTGGCAGGCTTTGGACTTGTCGAACCGAAGGATGTTCCAGGCCCTAAGATCAGAAAATCCGATCCTAAAACTAGGGGAAGACGACCAGAGCATGAGTGGACTCCAATGGATGTCGCTGCAGAGTTTTCTTATCGTGTCGGGCGCAAGTACCCCTTACTCCCTGGAACAGTTAGCGTCAAGCAACTCTCAGGAGCCCTGGCTAAATTTAGAAAGCAATACGAAACCAACGCCCTCATTGAGTTAGAGTTACTCCGTCTGTTTATGGCAGATGAGAGAAACTTTAAGAACATTGGCGATGAAGCACCTATGCTGTATAAGATGTACCTTGCTTCTTTTGGGAAGAAGATGAATCAAGCCAGAGAGAACCTTGGTCTTAATAAAATTAACGCCCCAATAGATACATCAGTTAAGATGGGAACAATGCAAGCAAGTGATGGACGTACTTTCCAGAATTCACTTTCTGGTAGAGCACAACTAGCAAGATATGAAAAACGATTAAAGGAGAATATAAATGGCTAAAAAAATAGTAAAAACATTTAAAGCAGAGTTGCATAAAAATGTTTCAAAAGGTGGGGGTTGGCTAGGAAGCCTTTCTGCAACACAAATTGATCCAGTATCAGGTAGAGAATTAGTGCTTTTTTCTTCTACAACGGCATGGTCTAGTTTATCAGCAGCAAAACGTTGGGTTAAATACTTTGTTCAAAATCAAACTACAAGAAAAAGCATAAAGTACATTACAACTGAACATAGAGATGAAAAAGGAAAGCCCATATCATATATAGGTACCTTTAACTATCGTCAAGAAAGCAGTGTATAGACACAACTAATGCGTAATAAACTCACTATTTCTTTTGATCCATTAAATGAGAATGTTTCTATAAATGGAGATTATCCAAAACGGTCAAGGCAAAGTTACGAATGATGGAGTTCAGTTTTTTCTGCCCTTCCTGTAAAGAGAGGGTTCACGGCATTGCAACTGAGCGTGATAGTATGAATTTAGATTTAAAGTGTTACTCTTGTAATACCGATTGGGAAAAGGTCATAGTAGATAGAGGGTCAGATGAATAACAGATTAATTTATCCAACTAATAATATAGCGCTTAGATTTTTTGGCGATGTAATGATAATGGTTGGTTCCTGGATCCTAAATATAGGCATGCGGTATGGCGGTATGTATGAGTATGAGTTTGAAGACGACGATGTATGACATCAATCAACTCTCAGCCTTAAAGAAGCACTGGCTACTTCGTAACTCAAATATCCCACGTCGCTTCCTCGGCCTTGAGCCACAAGACCTTGTGGACAGAGCAGGATCCTTTCCTGACGAGGTGAGTACGTGGATAGATGACTGCGTGAGCGGTCAGGTTATAAAGCAGATCGGCCATATCGGAGTTAATGGAGTTGGTCTTCTATTTGATGGTGGACCTGGAATTGGTAAGACGACCCACGCAGTAGTTGCTGCTATGGAGTTTGTTCGCCGCCTTCCTGATACTGATGCAGAGGCTGCAAAGGTATTGGGCATGAGTGCATCTGACTTTGGTCTTGGCGCTAGGCCCGTGTACTACATGACTTATCCTGAATTCTTATCTAGAAAGAAAGCAACCTTTGATTCTGACTTTGAGGATAAGAAGCAATCTGTCTATGAGATAGATGGCTTTCATGGCAGATCTAAATTTGATTGGTTAAATGTAAGAATTCTTGTGATTGATGACTTAGGAAAAGAATATGGTTCTAAGTACGATGACTCATCATTTGATGAGATACTACGTCTTAGATACGACAAGGCTCTGCCAACGATTATTACAACCAATGTAAAATTAGAGAATTGGGAAGCAGAGTACAGGGAAGCAATGGCAAGTTTTGCTAACGAAGCCTTTATTCGAGTTCCAATAGTCGGTGCAGATTTAAGAGCAGCACAATGAAAGGGATGAGCATGGATAGTCCTTGGCGGACAGTTCAATTGTTTATCTCTTCTCAGGCTGCGGGCGTGTTTGAGGTTGAGGTTGATACTGGAACAAAAAGAGTCAGGTGTAGTTGCCCTGTTTGGAAAAAGAGTTTAAAGTGTAAGCACGTCTCTTTTGTTAACAATAAAATGAGAATGAACAACGGACATTATTCGATCCTTGTGCCAGAAGAAATCCCAGAAGAGTTAGCCTCACAAGCCAACTCTGACCCAAAGACATTTCGTGATTTTGTAGTTAGGTATGCTAAAGTCGAGGTACTATGAAAAATGGAGACATATCAAACGTCTCCTCTCCGCAAGTCATTTGTGTAACAGATGTAGTAATTCCTTTAGTAGAAGAAGTTACTAAGAAATTATTAGTTACAAAAGTTGGCTTAAAGTTAGGGGAAATAAATCTTCAGGGTGCTAACAAACTCTGGTTGTTATCAAACAATTATGGTATCTCTTTAGAGTTAGCAGGTTATGCTGATCAAGGGTGGACCAAAGAGTTACTTGAAAAAGCCTTTGAAAAGTTAGAAAGAGAAGTAGTCAATCCATTTAACTATTGGAACCTCTACGAGGACCCAGGTGAGTTAGTTAGAAAACTTCCTTACCGTGCTAATCTTCGTGGCGTAGTAGATGTTCAATGGAGAGTAGCAAGATACGGATCAGCAGGAATAGAACTAGATAACTTGTAAGAGGGGGCACTAAATGGCATCTGACAACGAACATCGTTTAGTCAGTAAGGTCATCCGTGATCGAGACATTGTTCCAGCACTACAGCGTGGTGTTAATGAGTCTTGGTTTTTAGATGACGACAACCGTAAAGCATGGTCATTTGTTCGTAAACACTATGGTGAGTACAGCGAAGTTCCTACTGCCGTAACAGTAAAAGATCATTATCCCAATTACAAAGTTTTAGATGTTCAAGACAATCTTGAGTACCTGTTGGATACCATGGTTGACTTTCGTCGCAGATTACTTACTCGACAAGGTCTTGAAACTGCAGTTGAACAATTACAGGACAACAATCACGATGCCGCTCTCCTTGCAATGGAAGCAACTATTACTAAGGTTAATGAACAAGGCATTCTTGGCACACATGAAATAGACTTAACTAAAAATACAGAACAACGTTATAAAGAATATCAAGCCCTACAGAACGAAGAGTTCTTAGGTATCCCTACTGGTTTTTCAAAGATAGATGAAGCAACGGCAGGTTTACAAGGCGGTCAATTAATAACAATAATTGCTCCACCAAAAACTGGTAAGTCGCAGATTGCATTAAAGATGGCTGTCAATGTTCACATGCAGGGATTTATTCCAATGTTCCAATCTTTTGAAATGAACAACCACGAACAACAACAAAGACACGATGCAATGAGAGCAAATATTTCTCATGGCAGATTACGTCGTGGAAAACTATTACCAGCAGAAGAAGATAGATACATAGATATTTTAAATAAAATGGAAACCGAACCATCTTTTCATTTAATTGACGCTGTAAATGGAATTACGGTCTCAGCCTTAGCAGCAAAGATTGAGCAAACAAAACCAGACATAGTATTTGTAGACGGTGTGTACTTAATGTTGGATGAAGTAAGCGGAGAGATGAATACCCCACAAGCAATAACAAACGTTACTCGCTCATTAAAACGTTTGGCTCAAAGAGTAAACAAACCAATCATCATCACAACACAAACCTTGTTATGGAAAATGCGTGCTGGAAAAGTTACGGCCGACTCAATTGGTTACTCATCTTCTTTCTTTCAAGACTCTGATGTTATTTTAGGACTAGAACCAGTTGAAGAAGATGAAGATATTAGACTATTAAAAATTGTTGCTAGCCGTAACTGTGGTCCTAGTGAAACTGCTTTAACTTGGCGTTGGGAAACAGGTTGCTTTCATGATGAAGAACAGATGATGAAATGCAAATTTTGTTCTGATTGGGGCCGTGTGTGATTGATGTAGA